GGTATCCAGCAGGAGATTCGTAAGAGAGAGCATTACGAGAAGCCTAGCGTAAAACGTAAGAAGAAGTCTGAAGCAGCAAGAAAACGTAAATATAACTAATGCAAAACAACAGTCCTCGGCGTGATCACCGGGGACTTTGTACTTATGAGGGAAACAAAATGTGGAATTATGAAATACTGGGAACAGATGTATATCATCTGTTAGCAGCGTTTGTATTGTACAGTATTCTCGGCTGGGTAGTGGAATCTACCTATATGTCTTTCTGCAATCACAAGCTGACTAACCGTGGCTTCGGCAAGGGACCCTTTTGCCCGATCTATGGTTTCGGCGGTGTGCTGGGATATCTGATTTTAAGTCCCTTGCGCGGGAAACTGGTAAAGCTGTATTTTCTCGGAGCCATTCTGGCCACCACTTTTGAATATCTGGTGGGAATCGGCATGATCCGTTTCCTCGGAGCACTCTGGTGGGATTATAACAACAAGCCCTTCAATTATCGTGGTATTATCTGTCTGGAAAGTACCGTTGCCTGGGGCTTTTATGCAATAGGAATCGTACAGTTCGTTCACGATGCCATGTACCACATTATTGACAGAGTACAGATCCAGGTGGGCACACGTATGATTCAGGTGATCCTGGCGATCGTAGCTGTGGATTATGCAGTCCAGCTGATTAAAGTATTTCACATCGATGTGCGCAGTAAGAGTGAAGCCCTGAAGGAACGCTGTCAGGCACTGATCGCCAGACTGTAGTATCCCGGACGGATGGATTACAGGTATATACAAGGCCATACGACCATATCTTTTAGAAGAAAGGATAAGGGAGTGTGGCTTTTTTATGCAAAAAAACAGGAAAAGGATCTTCATGTGGATCTTACTTTTTACGGTCAGCATACAGGTATTCTGGTGGGACGGTGTCAGAGTATCTGCACAACCGGCAGCAATCGAAGCTCCCAGTGCCGTGCTCCTGGAGAGTTCTACCGGTAAAGTGATCTTTGAACAGAATGCAAGAGAACGCCGGAGTCCAGCCAGTATTACCAAGATCATGACATTACTATTGGCATTTGAGGCATTGGATCAGGGGAAGATAAAGCTGGAGGATCCAGTGACTGTCAGCGCTTATGCCAGTTCCATGGGAGGCTCCCAGGTATTCCTGGCGGAGAACGAAGTACAGACCTTAGAGACCATGATCAAATGTATCGCTGTGGCCTCCGGTAATGATGCCAGTGTGGCGGTAGCGGAATACATAGCGGGAAGCGAGGAAGCTTTTGTAGAACAGATGAATGCGAAAGCTGCGGAACTGGGAATGGTGGATACGCATTTTGAGGACTGCTGCGGCCTGACGGATTCCGATGGGCATTATACGACAGCCATGGATGTGGCGATTATGTCCAGAGAACTTACTTTGAAATACCCCAAGGTCTTTGAATACACCGGCATCTGGATGGAGGATATCATCCATGAGACCAGACAGGGCAGTTCCACGTTTACCTTAAACAGTACCAATAAACTGTTAAAACAGTATCAGTGGACCACGGGATTAAAAACCGGTTCCACATCCAAGGCAAAATTCTGTCTCTCCGCCACGGCCACGAAGGACGGGATCGACCTGATCGCTGTGGTCATGGGAGCACCGGACTACAAGGCGCGTTTTAAGGATGCCCGGACACTATTAAGCTACGGCTTCAATGTCAGCGACCTGTATCTGGATGAGAATACGGATGCCCTCGAAGACCTGCGGGTAGAAGGCGGTGTGGAAGATGCGGTACCCGTCAGATATCAGAGTGAATTCCGTTATCTGGATACCGAGGGAAACTCTCTGGACGGGGTGGAGAAAAAAGTAGAGCTGCCGGAGACTGTGGAGGCACCCATTGTAAAGGATGAAAAGGCAGGCAGAGCGGTTTATCTGTTGAACGGTGTGGAGATCGGCAGTGTTCCGATTCTGTACGATAACGATGTGGCAAAAGCGGTTTATAAAGACTACCTCTTTAAAATAATGAGAATTGCAAGTATTAATTAGACACTTATGCAATATTCGGCATTATGCACAAAAGAAGAGTGCTTTTCGAGCCGGATCAAGTTTGGAAAAGCACTCTTTTATTGTGCAGATTTAACAACGGTTTATACATCCTCTGACAGATTGGAAAACTTTTCGTGCAGATTCGGGTACCATTCCTACCCCCTCTTAAGACTATCTAAGTGATTAAAATACAATCACTAAGATAGTCTATATGTCCCCCGCCCATCTCCCCGGGGGACAAAAAGAACAAAAGACAAGGGCAGCGTGAGACGGCAAGTAAAAAGGGCGTTCGGAATTTTTTAATGAAAAGAGCATGTTTCGTTTTTCCCCTGAGGGGACAAACAAAACATAAATCATTAAAAAATTCCTCTCAAATTACTTGCCGTCTCACGCCCAAGACCACCCCTTTTCTTAAAGAAAAAGGGCATCAAAAGAAAAGGCAGGTTTTAATTGCCTTTGAAATCAAATATTGAGATCATAAATCAATCAGCTACAGCATAAGCGGACAGTCCACCGAATTGTTTTCTGGGGTAGTGATTCATCCAGTCTTGAATTGCTTGTATTTCTGATTTTGAATACATCCCTATATCGTCACCTTTTGGAATCCACCGCCTGATAAAACGATTGCTGTTTTCATTCGTTCCACGCTCCCCGGAACAGTACGGATGGCAAAAATAAACCGTTGTCCGGTTCTTCTTTGTCCGACAGCTCCGTTCTATAGATTCCCAGTCAGCGAACTCCATACCATTGTCACAGGTTATTGTTTTGAATGTTTCCCGGAAAGCAGGAGAACCAATTTTTCTTTCGTACTGATCCAGCGACCTGATAACGGATCTTGCTGTCCTGTCCTTGATCTGAAATACAAGTTCCTGTCGGGTCTTTCTTTCCGACAGTACCAGAAGACAGGAGAGATCATCTTTTGAAGAATACACCGTGTCCATTTCCCAATGACCGTATTCTTTACGCTTAAATATTTCTTTTGGTCTTTCTTCAATGGACTTCCCACGCTTAAATTCTCTTTTCTTCACTTTTACCTTTTTCTTATTTTTCGGTTTTGCATACGGAAGAGACAAAACAGAAACTCCATCAATCAATCCTGCATAAACATAATTATACAAAGACTTCACACAGAGTTTCCGATCTGGGAGAGAATAGAGCACAGCTTCCGGACTGTATTTTTTATTTAAGATCATATCAGCCACATCAGACAGAAAAGGATCATCAGCTGATAACTTTCTTTTCCGCCCTCTATGGCTCATATTTTCTTCATGGATACGCTGGCCGACATCATACCCATAACGTTTTTCATTCTGTAACAGTTTTCCTTTTGCTTCATAAGTTCCTCTTTTGATTTCATTATAGACAGTAGCTCTGCAACAACCGATTGTTTTCGCAATCTCCATAACTGAGATTTTCTTCTTCAGTAACTTCTCAATCAGGTATCTCTGGATCTCATCACCTGCATGGATCATCCGGCAGCCAACAAGATCCTGACAGTGATTATCTTCATTGATGCAGGATCCTTTTAACCTGCAGGTAAAATTAGCACATAGATTCATCTATCCAGCCCATCCTTCCTGCCGTCCAGACTCCGACCGGTGAAATTGGCAACGGCAATCTTTATCCTCTTGATGCACCAGAAGGAGAGCAGCAGGAAAATAATGGTATCCAGCCTATAATTTATCGCCGTAAAATAAGGCTCAAAATCGTCTGAAGATAAATCTTGTACTTGTACCTGTTCCGATGCAGACTCCTGCACAGAGAAAGTAAAAGGTATATAATTACCATCACTATCCAGCACATAGACATTTGATTCGGATGATTCAACACCCACGGAGTCAGTACTGGATTCTTCTGTATTATCTCCGGCATCTTGTACCAGATCGGATTCAATACCAACGCTATCGGATAATACAGAATCATCAGTTCCAATAACATCATCGGAAGCTCCCTGATCGTCATTTTCAATAGTTTCAACAGTTTCGATATTTTCATATTCATTCATTTTAACAACCTTTCTTGAAAGACTCCCCGGCCTATGGTAGGATAAAGAAAAACACCATACGGAGGGGAAAACAATGAACGTTAACGACATTATTTTTGCATCACTAGGAACAACATTCTTTATAGGACTAATCATTTTAATACTAACTTGGTTATTTATTTACACGGCAGTAAAGGCAGCCACAAAACACGCAATTATAGATGCGTATAGGGAAATCAAAAGCCTACCAGAAATAAAAAAATAACACCAGAAGAAGAACTAAAAAAAGAAATGGAAGGCTGGAATTAACGAAAAATTCTAAAAAGAATATATAAAACAATAAAACCAACCAAACCATAAATAATAACATTAGCTAATGTAAAATGATAACCATCTATATTAAGGTCAATAGAAAGAATGCGAATACATAAATCAATAACAAGTTTCAATTCTTTCAAAAGAATCACCTACCTATAAATCTACAAACAATAACAGCACCAATACCAAGAGCAATAAAACCAATAAGCCAAGGCGGAAGAAAACCAAACACAGCAGCCACCATGGATGGAAATTGACCCAGCATAGAACCATAATTAGTTAACAAGTCAAAAAAATTCATGGTGGCATTTTCTAAACTGGAATAATCATAATTATTTTTAGGAACGGCATCTAAATCATTTCTTGAATTTCCAGTATTCTCTAAATCTGACAATTCATCATCAGTTAACCCTTTATCTGATTGATTTTCAGAATACATATTATCAAGATCATCCAACCTAGAACCAGAAGATCCAGCAGCATTAGCAAGATTATTATAAAAATGTGTCCATTTAGAATATTGCAAATTACCATTATCATCATAACGGTAATAACGAACATATATTTCATAACCGTTATAGAGAGAATACGGTTGTTTCAATAACATTTTTAAAGTATCAAGAGCATCACTGTAACCAGTAATTTTATTAAATAAAGCAAATGAACCGCCCTCAAAATTTCGATTATCCACAGGATAAAGTGAAAGTAAACTTTCCCATGAAGATTTACCTAAAACATCAAAACGAAATGTTCCCACAGAATTGACACTATCAGACACAGAAACCCAAGAAGATAATTCATTTTTTAAAATAGTCTGATACTTATATTTCCAAACAAGATTTTCACGGTAAATATCAAAATCATTAGTGGTATACCAACGCCCTTTCATTTCAATAAAATAATCATCTTGCGCATTATTAAAACGGAAATAAGAATAATCGCCACCTACTGGATTACCGTTAGAAGCTTCATTCAAAACAATAACAGGTCTTTCCATATCAGAAGAAAGAATCCCGTTAGAAGTCGGAAGTTCCACCTTATCAATAGAACCATTTTTATGATAAAAAATCTTGCAAGGTAAGCCATAATAGAAACCTGCTCCAGATGCCCCATAACATGGTATGATGTTCACCTGACGAATAAATTCGCCATCTTTTTTCTTGGCTTCCATTTCATCCCACGGTAATGCCAGCTTCTTATCAGACGTAGGATACTGGGCCTCAGCATCTATAAAACTGCTCACTTCCTGATCTTCACTGGTTGCGAAACCATAGGTGAAATTTACATACTCATTCACATCCACATCCAAAAGATAACTACGTTCTGTCGTACCAGTCCAGGTAGCCGTCTTACCACTCATCGAAAATCCAGTAAATGCATAAGCATCATCATGAGGGTCAAAATCACTATCACTAATCAGACCTGACTTATCACCTGTCTGACAATATGAAATAAATGAATCCATATCTTTGAAAACTGGCATATCGGTTTTATAATCTCCTTGGGGCATAGAAAAATAATCAAGGCCAAAGTTATAAAAACCGGATCGTTCACGGGAAAAGGAAAATTGAGGTTCATTATTTTGAATAGAGTATGAATCGGCTACCCATCTTCCGGTAAAAGTACCAGTAGTACCGCTAGACAATGAGTAAAAACGCACAGCAAAAAGTTTTGTGTTGTTTTGCTCATAGCCAACAAGCCCGTAAAAATTATTCGAATCGTTACAATATAAATGTTCGACATAATACGCCATATAAGAACCATCAGCGTTATATTGCATTCTTGTAATATCATAAATTTTTGAATTGCTTTCAAGTATCCATGATTCCGCAGCATGCACCGGAAGAGAGCAGAGCAGAAAATAAAAAAGAATTTCAAACACAGGAAGAAGAATCATAAAAGCAAGTAATAAATCAATCTTAAGTTTATTTTTCATACAAACCTCACCTTCTTTTGAGTAAAAAAATACCAGGCAGATTTCTCTACCTGGCATACAGCTTATCAGTACTACTTCGCAGCGTGTTTCGCAGATCCGAAAATACGGAAGCCTAAAAACACTAAACCGCCGACCAGAAATACGTTAAGCGGAAAAATCGTAAACAGTCCACACACGGACTTAACCAGGTTGACTAACTCAGTTACCAAAGCTGTATCAATTACTGCCTCAGCAGCAGCTACCATAACATTGGGCATACGCTATACCTTCCTTTCCGCAGTATCTGTTAGATTGCGACTCTCACAAATATGCAATTTTTATATAATCAGCTAATTAAATCTTAGGAGAATGGGGAGCCAAGGCTCCCCTGCACATCAAGTGCATCTATAATGAACAATTAATGCCATTACCTTATCTAAACAGTACCAGCATCTTTCCCCATTGCCATCTTGGAAACAGATGCAGCCTTGACGATCTTGACTCCGGCCAGATATGCCTTGTCCTGAAAACCTTTGGTATAAAGGAATTCAACTTCATCACCTACATGTACCCCGTAATCTTCACGGGCGAATTCTGTTCCAACGCATACACCAGATAGATCGGCAGCGTTATCAACGTCATACTGGGAAAAGGGCTGTGTATAATACAGATTGTAATAATACTGATCCTTTGTGTCTTTCTTCAACATTTTCTTGATACCAACAATTTTTACTGTGTTTTCCAT